CGCCTTCACCTTATGCTCATCTTCAATATGAACCACAACGCACTGGACTTCTGTATATCCCAAGTCTTTCAGAACCGTCAGACGCTGGTGACCGCCAATAACTGTCATATCATAATTGACAATGATCGGCTCCACATAACCAAACTCCAAAATAGAATTTTTGATCTTCTCATATTCCTTATCCCCGGCTTTCAGTTTTTTACGGGGATTGTATGCTGCCGGACGCAAAGCGTCCACGGACAGGGTTGTCCATTCCATCGCACTCATGCCTGTACCTCCTTACGATCAGCGGGGCCGACATAAGGCTCCCGTCCTTCTTCTTTTCGCCAGAACCGATCCCTCACATAACATTCATGGGAACAGTACCGGCGGTTCTTATTTCCATATGACCGGAAAGTCTTTCCACAGTAAACGCAGGTGGCTTCATAGTATGCGCTTTCCTTCCGCTTGATGGCTTCCGGATGGGCTGACCACCACTCCCGCCTGCATTTGTCTGAGCAAAATTTCCGCTTTCTTCCAGTAGAAGGCTGGATCAGTTCCTTGCCGCAGCAAAGACACGCCGTTCCGCTTTCCATCTGTTCTTTCACATTCAAAACAAGAGCGGAGGCGTATCCATCCAGTCCGTGGCTCTTACAATAATTCCGGACAGTATCTCTGGACAGCCCAACAGCGGAAGCAATGGATTTATATCCAGCGCCCCGGAGCCGTAATTCCCGTATCTGTTTTGCCTGAAAATCCGTCATTGCTTCACATCCTTTCGCTAAATGCTTATAAAAGAAAAAGCCGGAAAACCCACCTTTGCGGATAAGTTTCCTAGCCTAAAATTTAACTTTTTGGCAAATGATATTTTGTTTGTCAGGCAGCTCAGATGCAGGAAATCCGCATCTTTTCTCGCCGCCTGCCAAAAATTCTTCGTATTTTCTTCGCCCCGGCAGGTATCCCCCCTCTTTAATTTCGCAGAAATTCACGTTTGAGGGGGCGCCGGTCTTTTAAGGGGCGGGTCACAAAGATTTCGACCGCCCCTCCGGGTAGCGAAATTCCTCGTATCTGTCCTCTGTCATGGTTTTGGAATCGTGGCAGGATTTGCAGAGAGCCTGCCAGTTGTCCCGATCCCAGAACAATTTCCGATCCCCTCGGTGGGGGATGATATGATCTACAACCGTTGCCTTCACATAACGTCCTTTGGCAAGGCATCTCACACAAAGTGGATGGGACTGCAGGTAAACAGCCCGTGCCTTCTGCCAGCGGCTCCCGTATCCTTTCTCACTGGTGGTCTTCCTGTCGTGCTGGTGGAGGGGTTTGTGTTCCTCACAGTACATGGTGCCGTAGGGAACCAGTCTGCCACAACCCGGATGCTTGCATGGGGTGTTCGGCCTACGTGGCATGGTACCCACGTCCTCTCCGGTTCCGTTCCACCACCCGGTCAATACCACGGATCGCACCGTCTTCATCGCCAGCCAGAATCTGTCCCTTGATCGTGCGGTACTGCTGCACGGTCAGTTCCGGTTTCTTTTTCTTCAGATATGCCAGTGCTGCCCGCATCTTCTCTGTATCCATACGCTTCCACTCCCTTCTATGTACAGACGGGTGAAAGGATAAAGCCCCGTCCGGCCACGAAAAAAGGGCCTGAAGTTTTCGCTCCAAGCCCTCGTTTTATTTTGGCAATTCTAATGATAGCACAATGAAATGGGAATGTCAGTGCAAGGGTAGTGCAAATTTTCTTACCGGCTATCATTGTACCGCTCCACTGCTCCGATCTGGATCTGAAGCGCCTTCGTTATCTTTTCCATAACAGCGATATCCGCCACAGCCCCTTTCTTTTCCAACAAATATTTTTTATCAATCGTCTCCACCTGTTCCGCAAGAGCCATACTGCTTTTTGGTAAGCCTGTCCCGCAGCCCCGTGGAATATATACATGGGTGGGGAGCGATCTTTTTTTATGA